AGTTACAATCTCTAAAATATCACCTACAGCCGCGTTAGAAGCTAACTGAATGCTAGTTCCTGAAGTAGCTGTGAAGTCTGTACCATTGACGAGACGGATACCTGACAAAAATACGTCAAGGAACCCGGCGTCGTATCCGAGTGCGTTGCCGTTGTCATCGTTACCACTAAAGGTATTTTGGTTAGCTGTAGCTGTGTACTTGTAACGCTCAGATGTACCGTTGACCGCTGAACCGGCAGATTGCCACCCAGAAGACCCGTATACCTTCATGATCTGTGCAGTTGTATCAAAGTACAATGCACCGATTACGAGAGCATCACCGTCGTTGTCTACTGTAGGTGCGCTAGACTTGGCCCCTAGATAACGATCATCAAAACTATCGTATGAAGCGGCGGCGGCATTTTGACTCGCCAAGGCCGCATTCTGGCTTGCTAAAGCGGCTGTCGCGCTGTTAGCGGCGGCGGTCTTTGAATTAGAAGCATTAGTAGCTGATGTCGCGGCCGCTACTGCGGAACCGTGGATAGCGTCTACATAGCCTTTTCTAGCGAGATCATCTGCATTAGTAGGATCCGCCGTTGTCGTGATTTTGTTTGTGCCTAGTGTGATGTTGCCGGTCATAGTACCGCCAGCTAAAGCTAGGCGGGTATCACGTTGAGTATCCGTGTAGGCTTTGGTAGAAGCATCTTGAGTATCCGTAGGATCAGTAACACCAGTTACTTTATTGTCTCCCATAGCAATAGCCCCGGTCATAGTGCCACCGGCTAATGGAAGTTTTTCTGCTATGCTGTTTGTTACTGTGGTTGAGAAATCTGCATCGTCACCTAAAGCGGCGGCAAGCTCATTCAGAGTGTTTAATGTATCCGGCGAGGAATCTACTAGCGCGGATAGTTCAGTGTCTACATAGTTCTTTGTAGCCGCATCTTGTGCATTAGTAGGATCTGCTACGTCGGAAAGTACCGCTTGGGTAAAGTCAATTGTTCCGTTAACAGTAACATTTTCAAATGTTGAGGTACCGGATGACGCAGAAATATTACCTGTGACGTTTCCTGTTACAGCCCCGGTAAAAGTTGCATCTGTTCCGTCGCTACCATTATCAAGAATTTTTACTAACCCGTCTTCGGAGTAAATATCCCCTGTGACGTTTCCGGCGACGTTACCTGTAAGAGCGCCAGTAATTCCACTAGATGCTGTAACTGTAGTAAAGGCACCAGTAGAAGCAGTCGTGGATCCAATTGGCGTATCATCAACACTACCGCCAGAGATAACTGCGGTTGCTAGTGTTGCCTGTCCTGAAGTTGTAACTGTTGTGAATGACCCGGCGGCGGCTGTAGTTCCACCAATAGTTGTGTTATCAATTGCACCGGCATCAATATCTACCTTAGATATGTTGACTTCGCCTGTACCGTTAGGCGTGATATCAATATCACCATTATCATTAGTACTGGTAATCGCATTGCCGTCTATCTGTATATTATCTACTTTGAGATCTGTTACGACACTGTTGGTACCAATGGTAACACCATCGATAGAACCGCCGTCGATATCTGCCGTAGTAACTGTACCTAGATCATCTGTTGTAACTCCAGTAAACGAGGCTGTAGATGAAACAGTTAAACCTGTAAAATTAGCAGTCGAGGCGGTACCCGCCCCAATATCTACACCATCTAATGTGCCGCCATCGATGTCTGCGGTGTCCGCCACAAGACTATCAATGTTTGCAACCCCATCAATAAATAAATCTTTCCATTCGTTATCCACGGCCCCAAGGCTGTGGGTGTCATCCGTTGAAGGTATTAAATCAGAAGATACGTCTGCCTTAAATTCAACTGTGTCGGTAGCCGCATTACCTAAGATGGTTGAGCCATGAATGGTTACATCACCAGACATAGTGACATTGCCGGTAATTCCAGCCGTGCCGCCTACAGTAAAGTTGTTAGTTACACCTAAAGACTCTAGGGTAGTGGCCCCACCGATGGAAGCCGAAGTAGTAAATGTGACAGCACCAGATACCGTCAGGTTACCACCAACATCAACATTCCCTGTACTAGACATAGTCTCGGCGTTGATATCATCAATGTATCCTATTCCATCGACATATAAATCTTTAAACTGAAGTGTGCCGGTGCCCAGATCCACGGTATTCGTGGCCTTGGGAGCAATAATGTTAGTATTGCTTATAGCCGCAATAGTTACCCAGTTAGCGGCGTTTGTTGTGTTGTATAAACAAAGATGAGAGTAGCCGGTTGTGGCATTGATCCAGATCGAGCCGGGGGCGTAGCCCTCAGTGTTATCATTGGTGGTTGTGGGGTCGGACGTGGCAGTCGTGTTGTTACGTCCGCCAACACCACCGTGCACCACAGGAAGATAACCAGATACGGAGGTAGTAAGCGGTATCTTGGGTGCATTCCCTGTTGAGCCATCGTGTGAGTGTCCGGTTGATGAGTTAAAAGCGGCTAGAATCTGATTAAATTCTGCATTAAGTGGTGGCGCGGTAATGTTCGCACCGTTGATAATGTCCGCTACTGACTGTCTAGTATATCCCGCCATTAACGTCTCCCTGCGATGCTAAATTCAAAAACAATACCTTGTATGCTATAAGGGGCAAAATCCCCCAAAGTAACGAAGGTAAGCTGACATGCGTATCCAGAGCCTTGTAGGCTCGTTGTAACGATGGGCTTCTCGGTGCCCCCGTAGTTGGTATTTGTACTGGCATAATTAATATTTTTCCCTTTATATCGTACCGGTGCGCCCGACGATTCCTGCGAATAAGAACTAGGCTTTGCTGTGTTGGGATCTTCCCAATCGTAGGTCACAGCCATGTTCAAAGTGAGTGGGCCTTCAGCACGAATAAATGTGTTGGCTTTACGCATGGTCTTTTTGACCTCGGTGTCGCCGTAATCAAAAAATGGGGTTGCGTATACGGCGAGAATATCTGCACCGTCGAATTGGTTGGTCTTCTCTTGCTGGTAGACTTTACCGTTGTAATCCCCGTGTATAACTAGTTCGCTGGAACCCACATAAGCGGAGTCACAACAACTCGCCCGGATGCCAACTAATTCACCAAACTCCCATCCCAATCTCTGGTCTGCGGATCTAAGACCGCCGATAATACCGAAGCTGTCTTGGGTGAATATGCTGTCATCGCCTATAAAGTATCTCAATTGAGACTTACTTCTGATGACTACTCCGTTGAGTGTTTCTAGATCATAATCTTGTGGTAGGGCTGTCAGTAGTTGTTGTATTGGTTTAGAGATTGTTTCTAATTCAACATCACCAATTCTACTTGTACCCGCTACCGGCCGTAATCCATCAGGTGCTAGAAAGACAAGATCACCCCCTAACTCCAACACCGAATCTCTCGCAATACAACCTACGTTGGTTGTGATCTGGTCTAGAACAAACCCGGCTGTTACGTCGGGGGAAACTTTCTTGATACCATTAGTACCAAAAACAAATAAGTCATCTCGGAAAGGTTTGAACTGTACTACGTCAAAACCGATTGCTACCTGTCCAGCGCCAGCGGCGGCAGTAAAGGTAAGAGGATCGAGGGGTGCGGAATAAGCAATTGTTGCTTGGGCTACTCTGTCTCCGCCTAAGAACAAATGGTTCTCAAATGCGTCTACTAACTCTGGTCTTTCCAAAGCACTAGACCCGCCGGGACTTGATGCTCCACCTGAGTTAGAAGGGCTGATAGACTTCCAGTTAGTTCCGTCAAATATGACAGCGTTATTAACACCATCTACGAAACAAATCTTGTTACCATCCCCGAAGTTAAAACTTACAAAACGTAACTTTTTAACTGATCTAACACCGTCTTTAAACTTGTGTACTATGCCTGTGTTATAAACAGCCCAAGCGGCAAAAGGTACATATCGGTAAAACTTATATTCGTTGGTATCTACTTCGATTATGTCGCCAGCCGAAGCTCCTGAAGCCAGTGTCACACTGGTAGCATCATGGCTGTAGTCACTGCTTCCAGAAAGTGTGGTAGTTGTACTGCCACTGGTCTTTTTAACTATTGTGTTGGACGTGTTGTTGTTTGCTAGTGTTCGAGCGTTAGAATCCGCCCCACTAAAAACTGTTTGTCCTGCCGTAGCTGTGTAAGTAAACTTTTTGACTTTTCTAGATGCTATAACAATTGTTGAATCTAGGTTGTCATCTTTGTGGATAGAGACTGATAGGATCTTACCTTCAGCGTTAGTCGGATCTACTTCTTGATGATTTGCGTTTGCATTGTAAGAAGTAAAACCCTCTACCCTTCGGTATCCACCAAACAAGCTAACTTCATAGTTAACTAATCTTGTTGCGGCTCCCGGGCTGTTTTCACTTAAATCAAGATGATTTTCGTTACTGTTGAGGCCCCCACCGCATATAACTTTGTAGGACTGTACGCGATCTGCCATGTTAGAGACCTATGTATTCGGGGCTCAATTTAGAATTTTTAGAGATCCGTGTGTCGTAAACGCGCTCGTATTTGTTAATGAAAATACCCTGCATGTTTTTAATGCCTTGTTGGAAAACCTGTATAGATACTCCAGCGGCTTCGGGGTTATCCCGGAACATGTACATGTAGTACAAAGCCCCATCGATAATCACATTGTCGTATGTGTTAGGAATTCTTGTTTGATCAGAGTGTCCGTTCAAGCCTACGTTATTCATGTAGTACTTAAACTGAATATTATAATTCTTATCTGGTGAAGGGCTTACAATGTACCCATTACCATGTGAAGGAGCTACAAACTCCGGGCATCGTATGCCAACAGCACCCGCGTCATCATCTGCGCTTTTGTACTGCTTGTAGTAAACATCACGATCCATAAACTCTAGCATCTTGTGTTCGACGCCTAGAGATTCGTTCTTCTGAATCTGGAATGTATTCCAATCCACGACCTTGAAGAACTCAGGCCAAGAATACTCCTCCTGACCAATTGCTAAAACTTGTGTGTGTTGAGCGGCGTTAAAAGGCCACTCGTATTCTGCTTGGTTAATCTGACCAATAGCATCGGCAATAGCATCTTTAGCAAGGGTCTGAACACCTCGCGTATTTGCAAAATCAGCTTCCGCTATTTCTACTTCGTTAATCTTACGAAGCAGTTTATTAGTGAGGCTAAGATAAGTAGATGACATTGGTTAGATTACTCTAAATTAAGATAAAAAAGGGGTAACCCTCCGAAGAAGGCTACCCCTAACTCAGTTACGCTAAGTTGTAATGAGCAGTCATCAGACCTTCAGGACGAAGGATCTTACGACCATACAACTGCATACCACGAACGATATCAGCAAAAGAGCCAGTATCGCGGTAGCTTTCAGTCTTAGCCAACTGCTGTGCAGTAGCTACACAAGACTGGTGTCCAGCTACAACTACACCAAAGTTCTCTTCTGAACCGGCTGAAGCAGAAGTTCCTGCACCAGTTCCGAAGTATGGCAAGTTGTTAGACTTGTACACTTTAAAGCCACGGATAAGACCACTGCCTACTCGACCATTGCGGATCTCATCGCCACCACCGAAATCGGCGTCAACGAACTTAGAGTTTTCATCCATCAATAGCTCATAGAACACTGGGTCTGCAACGAACCAACGATCTGCTGAGTCCACGTTAGCTTCGTCCATCTTACGCGCCATTCTGTTAAGAACTGCGAGAGGGCTAGTGATTGCACCAGCACCGCCGCCAGCGGCGAGAGGGATAGAAGTTAATGCGTGAGTATCAGCATCTGCTGAACCACCAAGATCAGAACCACCGAAATCAGTGATGTCCAACTTGTTAGCAAGCAACAGTTCGTCAGCACCAGCGGCTGAGTCAGCCTTAGTACCGTTAGCGGCCGAACGTGCGATCCATGCAGTACCACCAGCGTTACGCTCAAAACCAGACAAGTAACCTAATACTTCTTGGTCGTAAGTGTCACGCAGTTTAAATGCGGCACGGTCAGTCGCCAAGTCCATGAAATTAACATGGCTGTGTGCGGCTTCGATATCGTCGATCTTGAACATGTAGTAGTTCGCCTGATCGATGATCAGTGAGAAATCAGCATCGCTCAGATCCTGCGCCGCAACTGCTGTGCCACGGGCATAATCAGAAACTGTGATTTCTGGTTCCTTGATTATCTTGACGCTATCGCCATAAGAAGCGATCTCACCCATATAATCAGTGTTTGTGATGTCCTCCACCACTGATGTATTCCTAAAAGCCTTTTGGACTTTTTGGGAATAAATTACAGGACTAAAGTTACCATTAGGTAGGTTGGTATAGCCCGACGCTTTTTGAAAAGCCATAATGCATCTCCTATAGATGTTAAGTTAAATCAGCACTAAAATTTTGTGGATTGCTCAACTATTGTTGAACTACGCCACTAGTGCTGGAACGAAACAGAAGGGAATACTTCATTAAGGGCTAAGTTCTTTCGGGTATCTTCGAGTGAAGGGCCAAAGATACTTAGGTAACTTTAGAGTGTTCTTCTGAAATTTTAAGGGAAGGGTGAGGTAGGAAAATATGATAAAACTAAAGTTAGACTTTAGAATTACATAGATTTCGGCTCTATTTGTTAAGGTTGTTATACCACATTAACTAAGGTCTTAGCAAGTGGTTTAACGCGCTCCACCAGTTACATCATACTCAAACAGCCCTTTACTGATTGATTCCATGATTTTAGCTTCGTTCTTTTCGTACTCGGCTGAAGTCATGTTCTGTACCTGACTTTCGGTGAAAGTGGCTTTACCGCTTGTTGGAGCGGCTACTCCACTTCGTCCAATGGCCTGAGCGGCGGCACTGGAATTCTTGGATCTTACTCTACGGATGCCTTTATCAGACTTGTAGAGGTCAATAGCTCTAGCCGCTGATCGAGGATCGGTATTGTTTTTATAGAGAGAGTCTTGGACATTCTTTGGTTGTTCCGAGACCCAATCATGAAACTCTTTCGTTGCTCGAATCTTATCAAAGTCCGGGTGGAGCTTTTTAAGTTCTAGCATCGCTTTTTCCATCTTGATGCCTTGTTGTTGCTTTTTGATTTCCTCAAATTCAACCTTAGCATCTGTGACAGCTTCCTGAACTCGCTTCTGAGCGATTGTATCTACAATCTTAGCAACATCAGGGTACTTCTTTGACCACGCTTCGACTTCTTGTTCAGTCTTAGGAAACTTAATCTGAGCGCGTGTTGCGTCATTAAGTTGTGCCTTCATCTGAGCGATTTCTTGGTCACGTTGCAACATTTGTTGTTGCATGTGGCGACGAAGGTCACCGTAGCGTTTCTTGAAGGTTTCTTCATCAGCATTAGCTGGTGGTGGGGTTGCGCTTTTTTGGGGTGCCGCTTGCACCTCTTCTTCCACCTGTTCGGGTTCATCCCGATAGGCGTTTCTATACTTAGCCATACATTCTCCGTTGGGGGCCGTTAAAGTAGACTAGCCGAAGCTAGTGGTTTATGCGGGTAGCCCGGGCCGCAAATTACCTTTTCATCACAGCGATTTTCACACTGGGACGATAAGTATTTTTGCCGTCTGAAGAGTCTTCTTCCTCTTCGACTTCCATTGTTTCTTCTTCGATCTCGGACACTGCCTCTTCGATTACGTTACCTTCCTCGGTTTCGTACTCTTCTTGACCGTCGTAATTCAGGTCAGTCATCTCACTCATCTTATCCTTGTAACTAGGCATATCTTCTTCTTCGTAAGGGCAGTCGCAGTCTTCTTCGCCACAACATTCGTAGCTATCTTCTGCGTAGTGGTATCCTAGCCCATCACAGTGTTCACAGCCTTCGCCGTCACACTCTGGACAAGGT